TCAACAACCTCTACATTTACTGACTTGCCATTCATCTTGGTTTCACCCATGATTGGTGAATGACTTATTCTAAAACGTGGTAGTTGCTGTGTCTTCTTTGTATCAGAAGACTTAGTACCTTCACCTGCTATCCCCATTGCTTTAGCCATTGCTTCGTAGTTATTAGTGTCAATCGTTACTATATTATTATCCATAGTGTTTTGCTCCTTTCTGTGAGTCAAATGTTTTATAGTTATATCAGCTAACATCTTTAGTGTCAAGCCAATTATCACCTATCTTTGCTTCTAATAATAGGGGTACATTGAATTGAATATTAAACTGATTCTCAATAATAGTTTTCAGGCTAGTATTAAGTTGTTTGATAAGATACAACACATGCTGTATCTCGTCAGGGTGTATGTCAATTACTACAGAATCGTGTACTGAATTAACAATACATGACTTGCAAGTACTCAACAAGTTCTCCATGTGTATCAACACAATGGGAACAATATCGGCAGTAGCAAAGCTTTGTACAGGATAGTTCTTTATCTGTGTAAAAAAGCTTACTGTGCCATTCCTTCTTCTTTGTACATCAGGGAAAGAAAACTCTCTGCCTGATGGTGTAGTTATCATACCTGTCTCTAGAGCTTCTTTAGCCAATCTGGAGTGCCAAGCTTTGATACCTGTGTACTTCTTGGTAAAGTGTTCGTAGTATTCAGCTTCGGCTTTGCTTCTACCAAACCCGGTTGCTCCGTATAGTGGTGCAAAGGTGTGTGCTTTCGCATCTTGACGAGTAGTCGGTTGACCTGCATCGCTAATAACTTGAGACGTATATGAGTGAACATCGAATCCAGTAGAGACTTCATCCATTGCTACCTTATCTTGTGATAAATATGCCGCAGCTCTGAACTCTAACTGAGCAAAGTCAGCTTCAAGTATCTTGCCACCTGTCCAACGTGATACGAATACCTTCTTGACAGGAAACGTACCACCTCTAGGCATATTCTGCATATTAGGGTCAGCACCACTGAACCTACCTGTTGAGGTTCTATGCTGTAGTAATCTCACGTGGAGCTTACCATCAGACTTAACGTGAGCCTTGATACCCTCAACAAAAGAACTTAGATATGTTTCCAAAGCTGACAAACGTTTGACATCGGTCAAGAAGTTGACGGCATCTGCCATGTTAGAACGTTTAGCCATGCTCTGTAGCATATCTAGGTTCGTCTTAGACACACCAAAACCATTAGCAGATACCCACTTGGCACTCGGTGCTTTGAATTTTAACCCTGCAACTATCTGATTGGGCTTAAAAATATAGCCACTAGCAGAACAAGGTATGCACTTATTTGTAACAGTGTAGAGAGTTCCATTTTTTCTTACCTTTCTTATCTGACCTGTACCATTACACTCTCTACAAGATACAGCCTTAGTTCTGTATAGTATATCTGAGTTACGTGATACAGTATCGTTGTATGATACCTTATCCATATAAGGAGTAAAGCTGTTTGCCCACATAGTTTTGTCATGAGGTTTTCTGCTGTAGATAACCCAAGACATTTGCTCTGGACTGTTTAGATTAATAGGTGTGTCACCCATTATGTTTCTAATCTGTATCTGCAATCGCTTCTCAGTCTCTTGCTTCTCTGTCTCAAATTGAAACCTAACTTCCTCTAGCTTACTTACATCAACAGCAAAACCTGTATGATATATATGAGCAAGAGTAACACACACTCTATTAGTCAGTACAACACACTCCATCAGCTTACTATCTGTAGTAAGTAACTTGCCATACAGCACATCAGATAACTGCTGTGTAGCATGTAAGTCTGCTGATAGATATTCAGACAACTCGTCAGGTGGTATCTCATCTACACCTACACCCTGCTTGAAGTATTCTTTCAAGGTGTCTTGCTTCTTAGTATCTAACTCATACCTATTGGCACAAGCTTCCAAAGATAATGGTTGCTTCTGTCCACGTTGTATAACATACTCTGCCAACATCGTGTCAAACACAGGACCATCATACTTGAATCCACATTCCCATAACCACATCAAGTCGTATGCTATGTTATGTCCTATCAATATAGTAGCTTTGTCTAACAGTGCTTGCACACCATCAAAGTTATCTCTATATAGATATTCTTCACCTGTATCTGTCAAACATCCTACCATAACAAGTCTATTGTCAGGCTCGAATGGGTCGAGATACATCTTGCCATCACGTTTAGTGACAGTATTTTCTACATCTAATGTAAGCTTCATGTCTTACTCCTTTATGCTGAGAACCTTGCTGTGTAAGGGTCTAGGTTACAATGTATCATACCATGCCATCCTGTGATTTTATTCTTAACCACATTGAGATGTCGTAAGGTAGGTTGTTCATCCGTAATACCTTCTACTTGAGCAGGTTGCCCTATTAATAACATAAGGTCAGCTTCAGCTGCCTTACCTGTCCTTGAACCTTCCATCATGGCTTGGTTAAGTACCTGTCTTCCTTCTGCTTCAGCGTTTAACTGTGACATATAGAAGACAGCACAATTATAAGTCTTGGCTATCTGTCTAGCATATATTGCATTTGCTTTCAACTGCTCATCAGGTCTACTATAACTACCTGAAGCAAACTTATCTCCCATATCCAATACAACTACGTCAGGTTTCTCTGACTTACACATAGTCTCAACCCATGACATATCCTCACCACTAACATCTTTGACAGTTACATTCTTAGTAATCTCTGTGTATAACCTCTTAGCTTCCTGTCCATTGTCAAGTAGTTGCTGATTATTATATCCTGTTGATGCTTGTATGTATCTATAGGCAACTCTGTCATAAGACTCTTCATTACATAGTACAGTACACTTAGCACCTTGTTGAGCAAAACCACCCGGACCTACCAACATAGAAGCATGGAAGCTAGTCTTACCTGTGTTAGGTCTAGCTCCTATCTCTATCAAGTACCCTGAGTTAACACCACCAACCTTACGTAGTAGTTCAGGTATATTAAATGCCCACTTAGTTTGTTGTGACTGTTTAGCCATGATAGTATCAAACGAAATGTCATCCCATTCTATCTTGACTTCAGGTAAGAAGTTATCATTGTACTTCTCTAGTAAGTCACGTAGTGGTCGAAGACTTTTCTCTGTACCATTGACATAATCAAATCCTAAGTTGGCTATGTCCTCTCCTATAATCTGTTGGAATAGTTTGGACAACACATCTTGTGCTACGTCACTACCCATAGGTTGCTCTCGCTTCACTGTGTTAAACAAGGAACTATATCCTAGCTTTTGTGCAGTAGTCATAGATGGATTGTTAGCCATGAACAATGCTTCCACCTCATCAGGTGTTACATCTCGTTTATATTTATTCATAGCATAATCAATCGTGTGCTTTAACTTACGAGCATCTTTACTAAATAATCTGTCAGGACATTTAGAGCCACGATGCTCGGTATAAAACTCTTGGTTCATCAAGCTACGTAGTAATGATAGTTCCATATTGGTTCTCCTTTGGGGTTAGTTTAATTAAGTTTTTTATATCATCTTCCTTCCTATACTTCAAGTCATCTTGCAATCGTAGCACTCTAACATCATTCACATATGCTCTTAGTTCTTTAGCGAATGATAGTATCTTGGGTAGAGCATCAGGGTCTAGTGCTATTATTGCTGCCGAGAATCGTGAGAGATACTTCTTATGTGATTCGGTTAATGACGTACCCAATACTGCTACCCCAACATATACTTCACTACCTACAACTGAAGCACTCACACAATCCTCAACAACTACTGCGACCCTACCATGTCCTGAGACAAAAGGCAAGTCACTTTTTCCATATCTTTTCCATTTAGGTATTCGTTTACCCAATGACCTACCACTAGCATCAACAACTCTGCCATCATGTACGATAGGGAACACCACTCTATGTTCTTTCACATCATACATCAGCTTGTCATTAGGTATGTTATAGAAACTTTCCCTATCGTAAGGCACTACATACTCAGGCATTACGAAGGGTTCACTATTCTTTTCTATATTAAGTGTATGCATTTTGATATCATTGGCTGACAAAGGCATACGTTTTGAGCCTGACAGTTGACATGATAGCTTGTAGCAGTTCCATAGCATCTGACCCATGTTATTAGTCACAGTAAATGTCTTGTAACTATTACACACAGGGCAGTTGAGTCGTTTACTCTCACCTATTCCTATGTCTAAGTCCTTAATGTATGTATTTATATTCATATATCACTCTCCTTGTCGGCAATTACTTGCTTTTACCATGGTTATTTCGTAGTGTCAATGCATTTTCTGCACTAGCATACGTATTTTTCATGTATGGTTTGACTGATTGAGGGTTAGCATGACCTGTCACAGACATAATCTGACCCATAGAGACCCCTGCTTCCACCATTTCTATAGTTCCTGTCCTTCTTAAGTCAGAAATACGTAGTGTGTCAGGCAATTTACCTAAGTCCATAACTCTACGAGCCACTTTTGATAGCCTTTGCATTGTATAAGGGGAGTAAACACCTCTCTTTGCAGTAGGATAGGGTGCAACATAGGGTTGGAAATCATATTCTTCCTTCTGTTGCTTAAGCATTTCCAATAAGTCAAGAGAAATAGGTAGGTGTACTACACTTCTTCTCTTAGACTGTTGCAAATTTAGCACACTCTTGTCATAATCTATGTTAGAAAACTGTAACAATCGCATATCTCCTACCCTTTGACACCATTCGTATGCCATTTGTACTATTAATCCTATGTTCCTGTACTTAAAATCAGAGTATGCTACGTCTAGAAACTGTACTACCTGTTCTTTTTGCCACATAGTATTCCTTGAGTGAGGTGTTTTCCTCTTGAAAGTGGAGAAGGGATTTGTTTCTGCGTACCCCATCTCCATTCCAAACGAATACATCTTACGTGCTACTGCTGTAACTGCATTAGCCAAGTACACGCCACGACCAAGCCAGTTTTCATAGGCTCTTCG